CTGCCCATGAATCTTGATGCGCGTCCCGGTGTTGGGCCGTACCAAAATGAAATCGCCGTTTTTACATGCGGCCCCGCTAGGGAATCGTTTCTCATCCTTAAAAGCGTCTGGGCCAATCTTGACCACAAACAATACAGGAGAGAGCAGTTCTTCATACTGCATCGTCTGTCCAGATTTGATTAGCCCGTTGTCGTACTTCTCATCTGCCTCTGGCAAGATACAAAGAATGTGGTAAGTCGCCGGTTCTGGAATCTGCTTGGCCTTTTCCTCCGCCGTATTGGGTAACACTGATACCGGCCCGGTGGGGTCGAGTGTCTGACCTATTAGAAGTTCTTGCATACGTTTCCTTTTTTAAGCAAGGGGTTTTGAAGGGCACCCCCGATACGCCCTAGTAATCTTGCCATACTGAAAAATAAAATGAGTTACACCCTCCTTGGTGCTTGAAAAAACTTTAGACTCGGGACTTTCTGCCATCCAGCGGTCTACCAATGCTTTATCATCCGAGATGACCCATGCTGTGGGGGCGGTACTCCTTAGCTCTACCCACTTAGACTCAGACACCAATCTATCAGTGCCGCGCAAATGCACTACGGGGAGATCAAAGTCTATTAACCTCGCCTTTATTTCCTGAGCAATATCGTCGTTTAACCGCAGATGTTTGGGTAGCCGATTAAAATCGTACTCTCTATATGCTATGCCGGAATGCACCCAGACATCTTCATAATGTAAGCTTTTAAGTGGTTCAAATTCCAATTCATTTTTTTTGTCGTAGACCCAAGCATTTGCTGGAAGCATTAACTTATGTTTCCAAAAAGAAGGGTATATGGTTGAGTACTTAATATCTTTATCCGACGTTACAAACGGCAAATCTTCAAAATGAAAGTACCGATAAAAACCTTCCTGCCATATGGTGTCGTTCCAATCAACATATAGGCTTCTGTTATATCTAAGAGCGGAGTTAACGCAATAGGACAGGCATTGGAGCCGATCTCCAAAACCTTCCCAGCCTTTACTAACAATATATTTAGTCGTCATTTTCCATCGTCTGCCGTAGTTCTTGGATATCAAGTCTGGCAAGGTTCAGGCCGTAGATTACACCGCAGATTCTTTGGTACTCCCCAAAGTCTTTAATGCCGCCGCGAATTAACGCGGTGGTCATATCCTGTTCATGCTCGTTAATTTTCTTTTCAAGTACGTCTAGCTCAGTCATTTGGATTCCTTTCGGGCGCGTTCAGCGTGAGTCATTTTCTGCCGATGGGTCAAGGCGTTTTGCATAGCTTTTTGGGCGTGGACATGACCGCCGTGGGCCATGCCCTGCTGGTGGAGTTCCTGGCTCTGACCCATCTCTTGGGCGTGCTTCTCTTGCAGCATCTGCGCCTGGGCCTGCTGCTGCGCCATCTCCTGCTGATGTCTTTGCGCCATCATCTCAGGGTCTTCTCCGGCCTGCCGTTGTTTAAGCTCCAACTCACTTTGCCTAATAGCTAAGTCGCCCTCAACTTTCTTGGCCTTGGTATCAGAATCCTGTTTCTTAATCTCCAACTCAGCCTGCTGCATTTGCACCACTGGGTTTTGCGCTTGCTCTTGAGCTTCCTGCTGTTGAGCTTTCGCCATGTTCAACTGTTGTAGTTGGACAGAGGCTTGCGCCACCAGCCGGGAAAGCTGAACCTCTATCTGCTCTGGCAGTTTCTCGGTAGGGGGAGGGAGTGGGACGCCCAGTTGCTCTTCAATCTTTCGTCTATATAAGAACGCCAGATGTTCTGCAAGGTGGGCCTGAACTGCTGCATTGATTTGTTGCGCCATTGGGTTTTGACCAATCTGCTGGGCAATCATCGGGTCTTTTAGAAACGAAGTGTGGGCCGCGATATGCGCTTCTTGGTCTTGATACATAAAAGCATGTGTTGGCTCTCCTCGCAAGAACCCCATGTTTTCCGTAATGGGGTCGAGTGGCTGTTCGTCCTCTTTCATCGGGACAAGTTTCTCTGCGTTCTTCACTCCCAGAACCTCAATCATCTGCCGGTGTAACAGTGGTAAGTTATATATCTGTGGTGCGCCCTGGGCCAACTGCATGATGGCCTGATACTGCATGATCCTTTGCGCCATCGTGGAGCTGTTGGGGTCACTGACAGGTATCACTTCAACCATGTCGTAGTCGGCCTGTTTAGCCAGACGATTGCCGTGCTGTGGGTCGTACTCATACTCCATCGGAGCGTAGTCGCGGATGATATTTTTGAGGAGCTTAAACTCCTGTTTCATAGAGTAGTGAACACGCGCTTGAACGGCGCTCATCACTTTAAGCTGCCTCTCAAGTATGGCTAGTGTTGTACCGACCGGCGCATTGGCGCTCATGTCGCTGACCTTCATATCAGCAATGGAACCTAACCTTCGGCCCTCTTCGGTTATTCGTTCTAACAGACCGGCTAGAACTTGTGACGGCTCCTTATAAGGAAGAGTCATGATGTTGTCGCGCACCGTACCAGACGCTACGTCCACATCCCGAAACTCGCCGGGAGCGATGGGTGTGTCATCTCCTTTGATCCTTAAACCTCGGGTCTTCAGGCCACCGGGAAGATTGCTTAGAGTCCCTGCATCTACCAGTTGTCGAATCAGTGAAGTACCTGCGCGGGCATAACCGCCAATCAGGTGTACAAAACCAAATCCATAAGCACCAAAACCAGGGATGTAGTCGTACTGAACAAAGTGTTGCCGCTTGAGTTTTAGCTCGTCATTCTCTTCCCAGTTTCTATAGATCGACAATACCTTATTGCTGCCTTTGTCTATGCTTACTATATAGGGTAAAGCAATGCCGTCTTCATCCTCGTATCCTGGCATGTCGTAATCGACTTGAATCTCGTAGATTTGATACCGATCATCGTCTGTTAACGTGTAGCCTTGGCCTTCGGCTTTTTTCTTTTCTACATCGCTGTGTATCTGTACGGGTTCGCCTAGATCGATATCACAATAGAAACCAGCGACCTGTAGTTTTTTGACATCGTTCTTGGTCTTACGCATGGTGTGCGTAACACGTTCCGCTGTTCTAGCTCCGCTTGAGCCGTAGGGTATAACGATGTCTTCAGCCGGGATAAAGACTGAGGTCTGCCTTCCTAAACTTGGATCGTAGTAGACCTTCTTAAACGCCGCACCGGCTAGGCCAAGGTTAAATAGCATCCGCTCATGTTCTGGGCGGTACTCAGGCATTGTCTCAGTCAGTTTAAAATTCATGTCCTCCCTAACGCGCTCAGCCGCTTCTTCTTTTAGTCTGTCGATCGCGCCGATAATTTCAGTCTTAACTGGGCCAGCCGCGGGGAATGTTTCGATAATTGTCTCGGATTGAAACCTAATCGCCGCTTCGGTAAGGACGGTAGAGTAGACTCCACAAGCCCCATTCCACGGCTCAGTCCTCTCTTCATATTTCATTCCTAAGACCTCTAGTCCACGGACGAACATCTCCACCCAATCCTTGCGACTTGCAATGTCGGTATCTACTAGGCTCATCAAATCATCTGCTACGCTACCTAGGTCACCTTCATTCATGGTTTCGGCAAGGTTAATATCAAAAGCCTCTTCTTCTTTAAAAGACTCCTCCTCTTCAATTATTAGGCTTGCTATACCCACTGGCTCGTCAATTTCAATTTCGATCATAGGCTCGTTTAACATAATGTTTCCTTAGTAATACGCAGTTTTGCGTTTGAAATATTGAATAGGCTCTTCTTCATCTAAGGCGGTGCGAACGTAACCGCCTTGTCTAAATCTCATTAGGGCCAGAGATGTGGAGTCTACGTAATCATCGTGATCTCCGGCTGGAAAAGATGCCACTTCATCAATAACCTCCTCGGCCCAATTCGTATTGGGCGCCCACACTCTACCAGATGCAAACAAATCTGATACCGCGTTAAGCCTGGTGATTTTATCGTTACCACGCACAGGTGTAAATTCCTGCACAGGGATTCCCATCGCCCGTAATTCATAAATCAACGGCGCACCGCTGGCTTTCTTCTCAATAATCACACTGTCCGGCTCCCAGTTATTGTATTGGCGTATCACCAGTTTCTTTAGGTCTGGAAACTCTACCCGATCACGGAAAGCATTGAGTAAAATTAACTGAGCCTGTTCTTTTCCACTGTCGTCCGGATGGTAAAACACACCCCAGATGGTACAGGCCGAATAATCCGCCCGATTGTTCTTTTCAAAGGCCGTATCCCAGGCCATGAGGGTAAAATCACACACCGGAGGGGCGTCTGGTTGCCAAATTCTCCACCACTCCCTCTTCACAATAGCCGAGGACTCAGAAGTAGGGGTTTGTTGGTACTGAGCTTGCCATTTTGCGTTGGGTAACTCTGTTTTAAGAGCCTCTAATTCTGTCAAAGACCAAAATTCAGGCCATAGAGGCTTACCAGACGGCAGAATTGCGGGAAATTCAACGACTTCCCACTCATCTCCACCCCTCTGGGCTGCCGCTCTTAAAGTCTGGCCGGTTAAATCTCTCTTTCCCCAGCGGGTCATCACTATAACTATGGCTCCTCCGGGCTGGAGTCGCTGTCTAGGGCCGGAAGTGAACCACTCATACACTTTATCGTATATGCCGGGGTCTTGAGCGGCGAACGCGGCTTCCTGTTCGGAGTGCGGATCATCAATAATCAGCAAATCCGCGCCTTTACCCGTAACAGTACCGCCGACTCCGATGGCGAAGTACTCTCCACCGGCATTGGTAGACCACCGGCCAGCGGCTTTACTGTCGCTCTGTAAGGCAACATTGGGAAAAATCTTACTATAGACATCTCCACCCACTAAGTTCCTTACCTTGCGGCCGAAGCCTACGGCCAGTTCAGCCGTATTGGAACTCTGGATCACCTTCTTATCCGGGTACTTTCCCAAAAACCAAGCCGGTAACAGGTAAGAAGCAAACTCCGATTTAGTATGCCGCGGCGGCATATTGATGATCAGCCTCTTCAACTTCCCAGAAGCAATCTCCTCAAACTTCCTACACATCACAGCATGATGCCTACCAAAAATAAAGTTAGGCCACATCGCTTTCACAAACGCTAGGAAGTTCTCTTGGCTATCTTCCCGCCGTACCGCGAACTTCACCTCATCAGCCATAGCCTGAAGGTGATTCCTCTGTCCTTCCGGAAGAATAGCAATCAACTTCGCCAGAGACTCTTCAGACTCCAGAAGTTTCAACAACTCATCATCACTCACAAAATATCCCGCACACGCAAATAAGAAGGCCGTATAGACCTAGAGCGGCCTCTGACACCTTTGCATATCCCTAGATCAACTAATGACCACATCTTACGATTCATAGAACCCCGTCCCTTCGTATTCAATTGCAGCATTACATCATCAATACTAGGCCCGAACCCATAACGCTTCCACCACTCATCAATGACCAGGTAGACCTCACGCTGTGCTTCCGTCATAAAAACTCCAAAAAAATATACCCCCCACCCCTACAAAACAGAACACATGCCGGGGGGGTCTGCTGTAACACCTGTTACGCTGCCAGCCTGTACTTTTCTATATAGCCAAATGATCTAAAAAAGTCTCTTTCCATAACTTGTCGGGTAACAGGTGTTACTCTTTAGATGAAAAACGATATAAAGACTGCTTTCTATACAACTTGGCGAGTAACAGGTGTTACTCTATATGCCGAAATGATCTAAAGACTGCCTTCCTATATAACCGCGAGAGTAACAGGTGTTACTCGGTAGAGCTAGTAGGCTGGGACGGGGCGAAATTTTGCTCCGGAAAAGGGGTTGTTTTCTTTTTGACAATTTGGCGTGTTTTCTTGAGTGGGTTACTATGCATAGGAGCCGGGGGCCATTCCTCGCCAGCGTGGGGGTCGGGGGCGGGTGGGGTCGCGTCCCCGGCCTTTTCGGCGTGAGCCTGTGCAAGCTCCTCGAGCAGTTCGGTCGCTGGCTTCAGAGTAACATCTGTTACGCTGCTCTCGATGGCGAGTCTTAGGCTAGCGAGTAGTCGGCTTTTGGCCGTCCCACTGGTATCGACCTTGATTATTTCACGCCTCTCCGTGAATGCCGCGACCTCGGTCACCTTGCCGAGTAACTCCAAGGCACGCAGTTGCTGGGCGGGTTTGACCGATGGGTCAATGGCCGCTGCCGTGAGCCGCTCTATCACTAGAGAGCGCAATAGCGCAGGGGTTGCATTA